GTGTAAATTTATAGTTTTTATTTACGCCTATAGAATTATTGTTGGATTTATGGTAGATTAAAGTTAATATTAAATTATGTGCAACGAATGTTATAATTTTTTTTTAGAGAAAGTCGATATGTACCTAGCATTAGGTTTTAGCGAGAGAACTGCCAAACTTATGGCACTTAACCACACTATTATTAAAAGACATAACATCAAGGTGGAGGCAAATACCTCAATGGCAACACAATATCCTAACTTGCCTCTACCTTTTTAAAATAGCTAGTTCTATAATGTCTTTGATATTATCTGTGTTTGGAAAAAATTCTTGAAATCGCAAGTCAATAATATTTTTTACATCATCAACAAGGGACCACGCTTCATCTTCGCTGTACCCTCTATCGCGAAAGTTTTTATATATTTTTTTAATATCTAATTCTTGTATTCTACCGTTGCGTTTTACTATTTCACTCATAACAATTCTCACATATGCCTCCACAACACTCCAAAAGCTTTAACGTTTCTTGTAACAGTTCTCGTTGCGTACCCCATTTTTGTGTAAACTCTTTTGAATTGTAAT